CTCCATCGGCAAGATGGCGTCCTCGTAGGGGTATTTGAAGTAATTCAAAGTCTGATTGAACGGGTTCGACCTGACGTTCTGCACGGGTCGGGCGGCGTCGCATCTTGCGGATACCCAGCCCACCGGCTCCTTGGTTTCCTTCTTGAGTTGCATCACGTCTTCGATCAGGTGCTTGTAACTGGTGGGTGTCAGGACGATGTCGTCGTTGGCCACCACCACGGAACTGAAACCATCGGCAAACGCCCTGTCGATGACAGCGTTGTAGGCGTCACCGAAATTGCTCTTGTCGCCCTCGATCTTGTAGTCGGCATCGAACCGATCAATGACGGACAACGGTCCGCGCAGGTAGACGGGGACTTCGGGGCAGTACTCTTTGATGCTGGCAAGCATCACGGCAAGACCCTTGCCGGACACGGTTGAGACGCAGATCGGTGCGATCAATCTTCACCATCCTCTGACTCCATCTCTTCGTCTTCGGCCTCGCCAGTGTTCGGACCACCAACGACCCACGCGTCGCAGGTACGTGTGCCGGCGCACTTGAAGTCGAAGATTTCGCAGTAGCCAAGGTCGGCCAACTCGATAGTTCCCCAGGGATCAGCCTCGTTGCCGATGCCGTCAGCGATGCACTGCTTGACAGAGTCGGACACGTTGAAGGCTGCGCAGTTGCCGCAAAGACTTTGCTTGGCGTCGCTGACTGAGACGTCCCAGGTGTCTGCCTTCTTCTTCCAAAACGGGGTGTTTGGCAGTGCGGGGTTCTCAGGACCGTAGGCCGCGGTGGTGATCGCCTTGGCGCGGTTCTTCAGGTTTAGGGTGATGTCTTGCGTGGGAAGTGGGCACTTCTTGGTGTCTGTGCCATCCTTCATCATCTGATCCATCGCGCCCTTGTAGCGTGACGGGACGTCACGGGTTGTCTGTGTGGCCATTACTTCTTACCCTTCTTGAGTTTGCTTGCCTGTGACAGCGCGATCGCAACTGCCTGCTTGGGGTTCTTCACGACCTTGCCGCCAGCGCCTGAGTGCAGGGACTTGGTCTTGAACTCGTGCATCACGGATGCGATCTTCTTTGCTGCCTTGTCAAGTTTCATTTTCATGCTCCAAAGTGAATGCCCAATTATGCAACTCGCGGGATATTTCGGCGCAGTGGCTTGTTCCACACGGTGCTTGCGGCAGAGCCGTACATACCCATGATGGCGTCGCTGGCAAAAGTAAGACAGAATGCATCACCGCGGTCAGGGGAGGCCAAGCCACGCTTGCGAATCTCGTCCTTGCCCTCGATCTGTATCTTCCCCGAACTCGTGAACGAGTAGCGGACAGCCGCCAGTTCAGCGATCAAGGACTCATCCTTGGGCATCTTGCAGTCCCGCTGCTCAAGCCAGGCCTTGGCCTTGTGCCATAACTCAGCTTTCAGGTTTCGGTAGGTGGCTCCCATCGCCGGTGACTCGGAGACGTTGATTCCGCGCGCCGGCAACTTTAGTTCTCGCAGCCGGTCAACGACGCCAGCGCCCAGGCCGATGCTGTCAACAAGAATCTCGTGGGGTCGCTGGCTCGGAGGCAGAGCCTCGTACTCTGCGACCACTGCGCCCGTCAGTTGCATCAGGTCCAAGTTCTTCCACGTCTTCACGGGTTCCAGGACGGCATTTCCCTGGCGCTTGCACAGGGCAGACCTGTCGGAGCCGAACCGCGCGACGTCCAATCCCCACACCAAACGCGCGTGCGCGGACGGCTCGACATCACGGTTCATGGCCAGTTCAAGCAGTTCCATCGGGATGACCGTGTCGTCATCGCTGCGCGGGAACTCGCCAAGTACGCGGATGCGGAAGGCGTTGGACTCCTCGCCGTAACGTGATCGCATCTCGTCAACGTAGGCGTCCGAGACTCGCGGGGAGTCGGTGCAGTTGACGCGCATCGTGACCCAGTCATCCTTCAGCCTGTTGTGGGTGTCGTAAAAGAACCCCGAACTGCGCACAGGGTTGCCCAGCAGCAGGGTCACGGCAGAGTGACCCGACATTGAGCCGGCTGCAGCCTCAAAGACCTGCTCGGGGATACCCGACGCCTCGTCCGCGACAAGCATCACGTTCTCACTGTGGACGCCCTGCAACGCCTCGGGCTGCTCGGCTCGTGATGTCCTGGCTGAGATAAACGCCTCGTTGGGGGCGTCTTTGACCTCGATGCGGTCTTGCTTGACCTCAAGTTGATCTCTAAGGGTTTCGGGTAGCGCCTTCACCCAGCGCTTCAACTCAGCGAACAGGGCGTCGTACAGTTGGCTGGACGTGGGAGCCGTTAAGACGATTTTTACTGGGAACCGCAGGAACAGATACCAAAGGATCGCCCAGGACGCTGCGGTTGACTTGCCGACGCCGTGACCTGATCTGACGCTGATGCGTCGGTTCCCGTCCGCGATGTGGTTCAGGAACTCGACCTGCCAGTTGTCGGGCTGCGTGTTTAGCACCTCCTGGACAAACAGGGCAGGGTTGTGCTTGTAGCGCTTCACGAACGCGATGAACGGGTTCTTGTCCTCGGCTGCGGACATGGTGGCAATCTTGGCAATTGCTTCTGTAGTCAATTCTGCATTTTTTTTATTTTTTTTGGGGAGAGGGGCGAGTTCCGTCGTGGGGGTGGGGGGTGTGGTCATTGGCGGCTTTCTATGGGTTGTGGGCGGTGTTTGTCAGGGGCAGCATCAGTCCCGCCCCCGCCGATGGCGCGAAGGGGGGGGGTCAGGCGGCCAGCGGCCAGTACCCAGCCCAAACCCCACGGAATTCCACGATGCGGAACTGTAATTGATACAGTGTTCATTATGTTAATAGGTTTGCTGCTTATGCACAGGTTATACAGCGATTTAGTGCCTGATTGGTACTTATGCACAGGTTATTGTGACTAAGTGGACAATTTGGGTGTGGACAACTGCTCCAGCACCTCGACATGGCGCAGTGCGTCCATGCGCATCCCTTGGATGTTGATGTTGACCGCAGCGCCCTTCTGCTGCGCGTATGCCGGCGCGTTCCAGCGTTCAGCCGTCCAGTGCCGCGTTTGGATGCGTAGCTTGGCCAGGTTGACCTCCTCGATGGTCGCTGAGTCAGCGATCTCCAGCGCGTCGGACACCATCAGATCGGCAGCCCTTACGCGCGCACGCGAGACGGATTCTACGTTCTCCGGCTTGCTTAACCACGTGTTCATCGCATCACGACCCACACCCAACTCCGTGCATATCCGCGCAATCGACTTTCCATGCTCCAGCATCACGATGATCTGCTCCTGCGGAACCTGATCCAACTTGATGAGGTCTTCCCTCCGTTTTGGTCTACCAGCCATTTTTAAGCCCTTTCTAAGCGTTTTAGTCTATCCAAGCACCCAACCCATCACCCAACCCATTTTCTCGTCAAATTAAGGCATTCCTGCCCGCCTCTGCCACCTTTGTGTTGAACTTCTTCGGCAGCGTTGACGGTTTGCTGAAATCCAAGTCATTCTCCATATCGTCGAAACCGCTATCACCGCCAACCTTAACCATCGTCGCGCCAGGATCAAGTTCCTTAATCCTCATGACCTGCTGCATCACCGTGCCAGCCATCATCGTCTCGATCTCTTCCATGTTCCAAATGTGCCGTCTCTGAACCTCGGGTCGGAACTGCTGGTACAGCAACGCGTCAGCCTTCGTCTTGACAATGACCATCACCGACCCGTTTACCATCTCATGCTCAATCGCCGCAATGTCAGGCATCGGCTCTATCCCGTTCTCTACCGCGTACCGCTCCAAGGCGTCATACCCCGCAATCATTCCCTTGACCGCTTTTTCCAACCTCTGCTCGTCCCGATTCTCTTGAGCCAACCAAACCCGCTCCATCTGATTCCAAAACTTTGTCCTGAGTTCTGCATCCACCAAGTTAATCAACCTATCAGTACCCCACACAGCAGTGTGGTCTTTGTTCCGATTGCTGATCGACAACAGCAACGAGTTCAACTTGACCTTGAACGGGTCGGCTGGAAAACTCGGTTGCTCAATCTTTGCTGCTACTGCACGTTTTTTAGTCACCATATCAATCCTTACTAGTTTCTTACGCTGTCCTCATCAATGTAAACAAATGGATGGGCATCCCTTAAGGGATTTGCCACCATTTGTTTACATTTACCACCAACAAATGGACGCACCATTTGTTTACCATTTGTTTACCATTTGTTTATTTCTGCTCATCATCAGCACCAAACTCGGATTCGTCCTCAAAGACCGCCCAAACGTAATCCTTGAACACCACGACCTTGTTTCTTGCTACAAACTGACGCATCAAAAAGCTGAATTTGTTAGAAATCTGCTTGCCTGTTTTCTCGTATCCCCACACTTCCTTGAACTTTTCTTTCCAAGAATCGATCTTCACGACCTTGTTTCTCTTGCCGTCAAGGTCCCGCATCTCGCCAAATTCTTTAATTGCCTTGTGCAGAGAGTCAATGCAAACCTTCTGATCTCCGCCCTTGTCACGCATCAGCGGCGGCTTTTTCTCCTTCTTTTCTGTGTCAGCCATGACCCTTGTGGCCTCATCCGAAGGGTTAACGGCCAGGCTGATGACTGGTTCCAGCCCCAAGTTGGACTCCGCCAGTTCCACCTCTACCATCTCAAACCCGATCTTGATGTTGTCCGCGCCGTCCTTTTGCTTGCTGATGGTTAAGAGTCCCGAACCCGCAATCCCGTCCTTCTTTACGCCCGACTCCATCTTCAGCAGTTCAAGTTGCGTGTCCACGGCTCCTAGTAACGATGAGTGGCCGCGCAGTCCGCGTGTGGCGTCCTTGCCTGAGTGGTGCAATATCATGATGGTGCAGTCAAGCATCCTTTGGACTCGTCCGATGTTGGTGATGAACGCTCCCATGTCCTGGCTGTCGTTCTCGTTGCCACCTCCGAAGGCGCGCGCCAAGGTGTCTATCTGTAGGAGGCTGAACTCGACGCCAGTCTCGTTGATGAGTTGCTGGATCGACAGCATCAAGAGGCTGAAGTCCTCCTCCGAAGAGCGCAGGTTGAGTTGGTGTCTGATGACGTAGATTTCTGCGCCCTGCTGCGTGTTGTTGTGTACCTTGCACGCCCTGATGCGCGCCCCGATACCGCCATGACCCTCTCCGCAGATGTACAAGACCGCGCCTGGAGTCTTGATCTCGTTACCCATCCACGTCCGTCCCGTGGCCACAGCCTCGGCAATGTCCAGGGCGATGAACGACTTGTATGAGCCTGGCGGACCGTACAGCGCGACGAAGGACTTCTTGGGGATGACCTTCTCAATGAGCCACTCGACTGGCTCGTCCTGTATCGTGTCCCACGACTCGATGTTGAGGAACGCTGGCTTGGCTGGTGTTGACTCGTCCTGCTGGTCTGAGTTGAAGTCGTAGTCATCAGATGAACTATTTACGCTGTCCTGACCCAACTGCTCCTCGTTCGTGTCAGTATCCTGCTGCGTGATGGGTGGTAGCTTCTTGGCCAGGTCTGCGAGTTCCGACCTCGTCCCGCCCATCTGCACCCACTCGTAGGCGTCGTCGCCTGGGAACGGCAGGTCAAGGTCAAGGTATCTCACTGACTTGGCCACTGGGAGCAGGTTCTTGATTACCTTCTTGGCGTACTTCTTCCCCGCCTCGTCGTTGTCGGGGACCACCACCACGTTGGCGCCGGCGAAGTACTGCGTTATCTCCTCCGGCCAGTGCCCAGCCCCTGCGTGCGACGTCGTGGCTATGGCTCCGATTGAGACTAAGGCGTCGGCCGCCTTCTCACCCTCCACCAAGTAGATGGCTCTGCCGGCTGTCTTGGCGTCAAGTAGTTCGGGGAACCTGTAGGGGACGATCCTGCAATCGCCCAGCCTGGCGTGCCGACGGCCTAGTGCGTCAACTCGGACCAGGCGGTAGTCCTTGCCCTTTTCCGTGTTCGTCTTGAACCTCTGCTTGATGAACAGGGTGTTCCTGTCCTCGTCCAAGTACTCCCACTCCTTCTCCAACTTCATGGGTTGAGGCGCGAGCGTGGCGAGGCTACTAAAAATCTCGTCGCGCTTTGGCAGTTCAGGCAGCAGACCCCTGTCCTTGATCGCGTTGAACACGTCCTGCTGGTCGCACCCGCCGTGGCAGTGGAACAGGTACTTCCCGTCCTGGGACTCAGAGATCGACAGGGATGGGTTCTTGTCACCATTCCCCTTGCCGTGTGATTGGACTGGGCATGACGCCAGCCACGACCCGTTTGCTTGCTTCGCGTTGCCTAGTGCCTGCGCTATTTGTTCGGCTTGCATAGTTGTTCTACCTCGTTTATTCTTTTACCGATCCACGCCATCACAGGCACGGCCATTGAGTTGCCCAGCGCCTTGTACCTCGGACCGTCAGGAGTCGCCTTGCCCTTACTCATAATGTCCGTGTAAGTATCGGGAAAGCCTTGCAGCCTCTCGCACTCCACAGGTGTGAGTCTGCGAACTGCCATTGACGCTTGCAATACCGAATACACCTGTTGCGTCACCTCAGATGACTGTGGCGATCTGCTTGGATCGTTGGCTGCTGTAAGTGTTGGGGCGACAACCGTAGGCTGCGCCACCGTATTGTCAAATACTCCACCAGCGGCACAACGCAATGCAGTAACAGTATCTGATGTTGTTTGGTTGTAAGCATCAAAGGCAATGGGTTGCGCCACCGCATGGCTATGCGCCTTGGTAAGTGTTGGGCATGGGTCGCCTTCCTTGCCAATTCCACTACCCATGCGGCCTTCTTTATCGCCTGGTCTGCCTTGCATTGCCATTGTGTTAAGTGGGATTGGCTGCGCCACATTTGTACCAATGCCAGCCTTTGTCATCGTGCTTGATACATCAGTCTCGCTGACATACAAACCACCATTGGGTCGGTCTGACCTTGTCCCATTGGCATCGCAAAAGGTGATGTTGTAGGCAATGGGTTGCGTTATCACCGGCACATTCCCACCGCCAGTTCCAAATTTGCTTGTGACGGTGCTGCAAGTCTCACCAAGGTCACGGACACGGCTGTCTTGACCATGCATTTCATAAACAGGCTGAGTTATTAAGTCTTCGGTTTCAAAGTCGTAACGCTGGCCAGCGCCTCTTGTAAGGCACTTGGCAGGGTCTTCCCTCTTTTTTCGGCTCGGCGCAGGATTCCCTGACAGGCTTTCTCGCTCAAAAAGAACCGCTGCGGCACGTCTCCAGTCTCCAAGGTATCCGACAACGAACACACGTCTGCGTCTTTGGGCCACTCCGAAGTACTGAGCGTCAAGAATCCTGTATGCGAACCCATACCCGAGTTCGCCCAGCGCCCCGAGGAAGACTCCAAAATCTTTTCCTCCGTTAGATGACAGGACGCCAGGGACGTTTTCCCAAACAATCCACTTGGGTTTATATTGGTCAGCAATGGCAAGATAGGTAAGCATGAGGTTGCCACGAGGGTCATCCAGTCCCTTTCGTAGTCCGGCGACTGAGAAAGATTGGCAGGGAGTTCCTCCAACGAGAAGATCGACATCTGAGACATTTGTCCATTCCTTAAATTTTGTCATGTCACCCAAGTTGGGTGTGTTTGGGTAGTGGTGGGCGAGTACCTCAGATGGGAATCTTTCGATCTCTGAGTACGCTACTGCCTCCCATCCAAGTGGATGCCACGCTACCGTTGCCGCTTCTATGCCACTGCAAAGTGATAGATATTTCATAGTTATATTTTTTAGAGGAAAAAAAAGCCGAGGCTGCTACACCTCGGCGTTCGGGACTACAGATTAAAACATCTCGTCCTCGTCCTCCACCACCGCAGCCTTCGCCGGTGCTGTGCGCACTGGCTGTGGTGCTTGCTCTACTGGTGCTGCCGCAGCGTCCATGCCCTCGGGACGCGCGACCCAGTTCACCAACTCGAACTGAGGGATGCGGGTCGTGCCCTTTCCGATCTTCTCCAACTTGGAACCCTTGTACTCAACCACGGGCAATTTGCCTGGGTTGGCGGCACGTTCAGCGTCGCAGGCCTTGTACAGGAGTTCGAGTCCCATGTTAGGACCCACACCGTTGGATGACCACTCGGCTGCACCGATCTCCTTGTTGTACAGGGTGACCATGAACCCGCGCTTATGCTCAGGCGTTGGCTGCGGACCCTTGCGTCCGAGAGACGCGTCAGGGTTCCACTCGCGCTGACCGACGGCCAGCAAGAGCCAGCCAGTCTGCACCGCGTCGATGTCGAATACGACCTTCTTGAGTTGGATTTCCTCGTTGTTGGAGTTTGTCCAGGCGTTGGCCTGTGGTGAGAAACGGATGTAGTTACCGCTGCCGCCGGAGGATGATAAATTTAGCATTTCGCTTTTCGCTTTCAGAGTTATGTGACTAAGTCGTCACGGGGTGGTGATTATTGTCCAAGTCCAACTGCTTTGGCAAGCGTTAAACCTGAAGATTCTTTTTTGGTGATGTTCTCAAGGACGTGCTTCTTGTCCTTGCCCAAGAGTTTCTCTGCCGCCGCAGGAGAAATCACCTCGGTCAGCATGAGTTTGCTGTGTTCTATTCCCGCATCCTCCAGCGCCACTACCGCCGCGGCCTCATCGATCCACTTGCGCGTTGCGCGCTTTGGTGACAGTTGCCAGCCTGACAGGACACCGCCCTCTTCCAATACCTTCGTGGCGTGCTTGCGCAGCGCCGCGATGAAGTCCTCAACCATGTCAGCCCTGGCCAGCAGGTCGCTGACCACTTCAGGAGCGAGGGTCTTGACATCCAACTTGACGGGAATCAGTTCCAACGCCTTTGTCTGCGCGGGGCAGATCACCTTGGCTGGGCAGTAGCGGCACGCGTCAGTGGATGGCTTTGGCTGGGCGTCTTTGTTTGCTGACTCAGCGATCGCAGGAATCAGAACGTCGGCCTTCCAACTGTTCAACTCATCCACCGTCATGGTGTGGGTGCGAGTTGGACCTGAGTGCGGCTGGATGATGGACAGCCTGACAGTCTCCACGGGCTTGGACTTGATCTTGGCAAGCGTACCCAGCGCGTAAATCTTCATCTGATCGCTGTCAGCGTCCACGTACCCTCGTCCAGTCTTTAGGTCGGCTATCTCAAGGATGCCATTGCCAAACCCGATCACGTCCGCAGTCCCGCCCAACTTAACAGCCGTGTTGTCAATCACCGTCACGTACTGCTCGACCTTGACGGCTCCAAGTTCTGCCTGGAGTGCTGTGATGTGGTCAAGGTGAGCCTGGGCGAACTCCACGTTCTCCTGAGTCATCGTGATGCCCTCGACGGACTTGCCAAGGTAGGCGTCAGCCCTCTCGCCAGTCCCGCAGCACTTCTCGGCCAGGGCATGGATGGCAGTTCCGATCTGCGCGGCCTCACCAGCGGGTTCGTAGGGTACGCCTTCAGAGAGTCGTACAGATGCGGGGCAGGCAATCCAGCGTGAGGCTGAACTTGGCCGTAGGATTATTTTGTTCGCCATGTGTTTCTTTCGTTGTCCGTGTCGTTGATAAGTATTTGGTACGCTAACTTGCGCACCTCGGTGCTGACAGCGTGACCCAAGTCTTCGGGGTCAAGCATTCGTTTGAGCAGCACGGTCTTCTGACCCGACTGGTGGCGCTCGTTCTCCAACTGCGTCCCCAGGTAGATGATGTGGTCACGCATGACCTTGATCTCGTCTGTTGTCACTTCGCCAACTCCCTCAAGTACCAGTACCCAATCAGCACAGCGTCAGCCCTGCCGTCGTCCTTTACGCGTGAGAACTTCTCGCTGTGTGATGGGTACAGTTCCATCGCCCGATGCCGAGACGCGTCCTTGCCAATGCCACGCGTGATGCCGCGAGTCCACACCGCCGGCTGCACGTAGGTGATCGGAACCATCAAGGCGGCCAAGACTCCCTCGACAAGCCCAGCGCTGCGGCCGAAGGAGAACATTGAACTCACGCCCTGACCAGGCATCGCGGCCACCTTCTCGATCACCGCGTGATCTGCCTTGAGTTCAATGATGAGAGTGGCCAGCCCCTGCGCAGATACTTGACGCTTCTGAGTCTTACCGCGCATCACGGTCACGACTGGCATATCTGCCACGGACTCAAGTACGCCGTCAATGTGCAGGGCGATGGCGCCGCTCATACCTGGGTCAATAGAGATGATCCTCACTTGACGGCCTCATCCATGTTCTTGGCCAACTGCGTCATGCGTGCCGAGATCAGCGCGTCAACAGCCTCATTGAGCTTGATGATTGACGAGTACAGCGGGACGGTCTTGCCTGTTGTCCAGCGTGAGAGTTGGGCTGGGTCAATGTTGGCCACCCTGCCCACGTCGGAGAGCCGAAACCCTGCCGACTTTGCGCGATCCTTGATCGCTTGAATTGCTTGTTGTGTCGATGTGTACATGATTGCGATGTTAACCTCAAGTTGATAAACAGCGCAAGTGTACAGAAAAAAGGGGAGAGCGTGAACTCTCCCCGAAGGCAACTGCGAGGGAAACAAGACCTCGCGGTGGTATTTTACAGCAGAATAGTTGACTAAAATGTATTGGTATTGACGACTTGTGCAAAACAGGATTACAATTCTAATCAATGACACACCGTCAGATGCAACTCAAAGGAAACAAGATGACTGAACAAGAAGAAAAGAAACTCACGGAGCAGGTCGAAGACCTCGCCCAACTCATGCGCGAACTGGCCATTGAGCGCCGCCAGGTTATGGAGCAGAATAGTTTTCTACGAGCCATTGGCTCACTTAACGATGGAGTACGAAATGAATACATTTAAGGACTACGCCCTGGCCATCGCCATCGGCATCGCGCTGGCAGCATCACTCGTTCAGTGGTGGTCAACATGAGCGAGCCAATGCAAAAAGATATAGACGCTGTCGTGGCGTTGATGGCTCCACCCTCAAACAGCACAGGACTGCTCACCGCTCGTGACGTTCAGGACATCGTGCGCCGTGCAGCGTCAAAGGGAGCCTTGATCGGCTGGCTGGCCGCTGAGAAGGACACCCGCGAACGCATGGCACGGACTCTCGCCCAGGTCGAGTACGAGAACCAGTGCAACAAGGACCGCGTGAAGGAGTTGGAGATGGAGATCATTGGGTTGCAGCGATGAGAAAGCGCAGCAAGTACAGGCCAAAACCACAACTGCCTGACCCACTGGCGTGGGTCTTGAACGGGCTAAAGCCGATCGCAGAGGCTGGCATTGTGGATGTGCAGATCAAGAACCACAACGCCATCGACGCCCTTAGACGTGGCGCCGCCACCCGCCTTGACATCGACTACATCATCGAGGCGTTTAACGTGATGGAGGCGCTGTCTCGGCTCGGCGTGGCCGCGTCCTACAAGGACGAGATCAAGACAGCGCAGGACGCGCTATTCACAGCCGTCAAGCGTGGCGTTGGCAGCGGACGGTACGTGCTGAAGGCAGCCGAACTGAACGCGATCAACTTGGGGATGGAAATCCACGACGCCCAGGTCGAGGTGACGTCCATTGCCACGATGGAGAAGGCGATGGACATCGTCCTCGGAGAGTTCAAGAAAAAACGAATGCGAGTCATACAGGAGACAACATGAGCAAGATAAGAATCCAACTAGTTGAAGAAGAAGAGACACCGACACCGTTTGAAAGGATGTGGGACTACTTCATCACGTTCCTAAAGTGCGTCGGCATCTTTGCCGCCATCTGCTTTGCTTTGGGCTACTTCAGCGTGAACCAGGTCCAGGCCAAGCAGTGCGAGTCAACCAAAACAGTTTTAGCAAGGAGCATATTCAAATGACACCAGCATTTCCGATAAACGCAATGACTACCGATGAAGGCATGACCCTGCGTGATTACTTTGCAGCCGCACTTGTTAAGTCAGGAACTGTATTCCCTGAAAGTTTTCCAATAAACACACCGGACCGTGTTGCGAAACAAGCGTATGAATTAGCAGACGCCATGATGAAAGCGAGGGAAGCATGAGAGTACGAGTAAGGTTTGACCCAAGAGGTTATTGGATTATTGAAACCAAACGCTGGTATGACTTTTTCTGGATGATTGCAGATTCCGTTACAGGAAACAACGCCTATGAACGCGCTCACTTTTACGCACGGGCATTGAAGTACCCACAAACCGAGGAGATCAAATGAAATTTCGTAAAAAGCCCGTAGTCATTGATGCTACGCAATTTTGGATTAACACGCCTGATGGCTGGCCTGTTGGTGTTTACAAAGACAGCACTTCACCCACTGGGTATAGGATTGACACGCTTGAGGGCAGTTACGAAGTAACTGAGGGCGACTGGATTATCACTGGCGTGAAGGGTGAGCACTACCCATGCAAGCCTGACATTTTTGAAATGACTTACGAGGTAGCAGAATGAACCACATTAAACAAGTATGGCAATGGATGAGCAATCACTGGGTTATGCCTACCCCTGCGGAGTTAGTGGCAGAGGAACTGATACACGCACAGCGTAGCAAGCTGCGCCACCAGTCAGCACAGGAGTACCACGCAGCCATCGTTGCCTATAACGTAGCACGAATTAAACGCTTGGAGTCCCTGACCGTAAAGCAGGAGGTGGTGGAATGACTACAACAGAACAATTGATATTGCTTGGGACAATTTGGGTGGCTCCTCACTCTCACAAGGGTTACGCCTTTACTGTTGGGGGCATCATTTTCCTCGTGGTTTTCTGCAAAGAAATGGGGTGGATATGAAAATAATCATAGACGTACCCGCTACGGCAAAAAAGAAACGCATGGTAACGGTGGCGTTAGACCATGAGGACGAGAAACTTGTTTCGTTTAGACCTGAGCAGTACTACAGGCTGGGAGAGCCTACAGAAGACATCGTGCAGGGCTACACCATCCTTTGTGCTTCGCGTACATACTGGTGTGCAATAGCGCAGGAGTGGCAAGAATGAAAGAAGCATGGAAACTTGCGCTTGAGGCGTTGGAATATTGGGATGTGCATGGAAAGTTACACCAACCAACAGAAGAAGCCATCACCGCCATCAAAGCAGCCTTGGCACAGCAAGACCATTCCGAGCAACACCTCGATATGGTCAAGGCACAGCAGGAGCCTTGGTGCATGAAGATGAACGGTTGCACTTCAAAGTGTGAAGACTGCCCTGTCGAGGTGGTAGAGCAGGAGCCTGTGGCGTGGTATGTCGAACGCCAACACATTGGGTTTCGTGACCACGGTCTGAAGTACGGCCCATTTTGGAAACTGTCTGAAGCAGAAGAATTGACAGACCCCATCCACATTTTGAAGCCTCTCTACACATCCCCACCACAGCCCGAAGAACGCAACTTCTGCCCAAGGTGCGGTAAACGCACAAGAGACTTGACCACGATTCATACTTGCACACCACCACAGGAGAACACATGAGCCTGTACAAATTATGCGCAAAGTGCTTGGAGTCAAAGCCCCACGATGGCGGCGTTGATATGTCACCAACTAGATGGATATGCCAGCGCTGCTGGCTGCTTAGAAAATGATTAGGAAGGACAAGGCCATTGAACTGCTGACGGCCAAGGCGATGACGTCAGCGGAACTCAGCCAGGTCATCCACTGCGGACTCAGGGGGACGCGTGGGCTGATCGGGAAGTTGCGCAAGCAGGGCTTGGTTCACATACAGGGCTACAAGAGGCAGAGACAGGGCATTGCCGCGATGTGGCGTTACGGCATAGGCGTTGATGCTGTCAAGCCGCCGCCTGTGCCTGATGCGGAGCGTACACGCAAGAGCCGTGAGGGTAAGGGTGTTGAGGAACACGCCTTCGCACTGGCCAGGCAGCGCGCTAAGAAGTGGAAGATCAAACGCGACCCGTTGGTGGCCGCGTTCTTTGGGAGTAAGTGATGAAAAAACTAGAAGACATGACTCAAGAAGAAAAAATTGAAGCCCTTAACACGCTTCAGATTTTCATTGAGTCAGCAGTTGAGTCAGAACAAGACGAACCAAAACTATTCAAGCATGAGACGGAACTAAGAATTGATTTAGTTCTTGTTACTCTAAAAGAGATTTTTGGTTTGCAAGATATTGCATAACTCCATCAAGCCATTCTTGGTTTGTTGGCTGGATTGGTTTTGACAATTGGAACGAGCGTACATCGCCGCTTACTGGAGTATTTGCCATCCTGCGTTTTTTGTACCAATCAGGAAACAGAACTTCTTTTGGCAATGACTGCTCTAGTCCTCCAAAATATTCTCCAGCCAATTGCGTGTCGTATGTTTTGTGTGGTGATACTGGGTTTGTAATCAAATCAGCACCAGGTTTCATCTTGCCAATTGCAAGTCCACCGGAATACATCGGCTCATTTAGCAGCAATGGGTCTGTGATTGCGTAGCGTGTGTAGGCGATATTTGGGAATCCTGCATTTTGGAATTCATCCAACTGCATACGGTCTACAAACGCGTGACGTAATGCTCCATTACTTTCAAGTTGAGCGCGAGATTCAGGATGCATTACGCCTTTCCACTCAGGCCGTAATGCTTTTACCTGCTTGTCAAATGAAGCAATGTCTTTCTTGAAGATTTTCCCTGCCTTCATTTGCTCAAGCAATGCATCAGACATCATGGTGTTGAAGTTCATGGACTCAGGACCCATTGCAGAGTACATTCCGAAGACATCGCCACCACCAATTTTTGCGGCCTCATTAACTGCGTTTTGCAGTGATCTAGAAGCACCTTTTTCTGATGCCCAAATAGAACCAGTTGGTGACTGCATACGCATGAAGTCATATCCACCTTCAAGTGGGACTGGAGTTTGGAACTGTACATCTCCAATACCAAGTAGATTTTGACCAGCCGCAGATCGATCGCCAACGAATGGGACTATTGCACCGCCTTGCATACTTTCAGGTGATGCAACAATCTTTGGGGGTAAATTTGCAATTGGTTGCAAGTCCATCTTCATCTGTGACACTGGTATCGGCAACTTCTTGCCAGCACCAATGTCATGCCAGTAACCTAATGCCTCTGCTTGAGCAGCGCTCATTCGAGGTGCTTTCTCAATAATCCCAGGCATCATCCCCATGCTCTGCATATAGTTCTCTGCCAACTGGCCAGCCTTGGGAGCAACGAACTTGCCGACTTCAGTAGCGCCACGACCTGCAAGACGTGCTGCGTCAATAGGACCGCGAGGGTTCATGGCAGCACCCATCTGCTCCATACCCGCCGTCTCTTGACGTGTGTCGCTGATGCGTGGAATGTTAGACAACAGACCCGCCGTAGTTGGCAGGACTGGCTGCTCCGATACATTTACTCCACCAGCACCAAAAGAATAGTTCAATCCTTTACGACCCAACTCTTCAATATCTCCAAGCAATCCAACTGGCGCGGCTGCAAACCCACGACCAACAGATTCAACATTCCCAAGAGAGCCTAGAAGAGCCTCTAAGAGAATGTCTTTTCTTGAATATGGATTTCCACGTGTAGCCATGTCTGTACCTTTAATCTAATAAGCCTGGCAACACCATACCAGCACCAGTTGAGTATCCAGCACGACGCGCACCTTCGGCCATCGCACGACGTTGCAGTTCATCCATCACGGGAGTCAATGTCCCAAGGAACTGTTGGTTCTGCAAGTAACTTGGGTTCAGAAGGCTGCGTGAAACCTCTTCTGCCACATTTTGATTAAGTCCTTGTATGCGTGGTCCGAGTTGACGCGCAAGATTGGCAGCGCCACCAAGCAAATCGCCACGAGCCATTTGCACACCTGCACCAGCCAACTCACTTGGTGATGCGCCTTGGATTTCATCAATCTCTTGACCAATTCGTGCAGTAGGTGATCCACCTTCAATGCGTGAACGCGTGATGGCCATCTGACGCTCACGCTCCAACTGCTTAACAAACGCCTCGTACTCATTGGTAGAGTTGAACACTGTTGCAAGGCGATCCTTCATAACGCCTTTGCTCAAGTACCGGCTTGCAATGTCAGAAGTCTCTTTTTGGTTGTAGATGTCGTTGCGCAACTGTTCAATTGCACCTAGACGGTACATCTCGCGCTGGCCTTCATCGCCGAACTTTGAAAGTTCTCTTTTGATCTCTTCAGGAGACTTTCGCATAAAGTTTTTGGAGCCAGCCTCAAGCGCATCTTTGAGCATTGACTCACTTGAGAAGGTATCAAGCGCCTCACCGTAAACAGGAACCTTCTTGGTAATGGCGTCTTTGAGTGATACGCGAAGATTTTCAAGATCACGCGCACGCTCAGAAGTGCCTTTCATCTTTGCCTCATTAGCCATCCCGCCAACGTATTTGTACGCCTTGTCAAGCAGCACCATGTGGTTGTCAGGCAGGTCAGCATAATCAGGCAAACGCTTTGCGTCTGCAATAGCAGCCTGTATGTCTTTTGACTTTTTCAACAAATTGCTGATCGCATCTGACTCAACTACTCCAGCGGCGTATGCTTGATCGTACTTAGGTGACGCCAGTGCAGAGCGCTTGGCAATGATCTCATCAGCAACATCAGCAATGCTGCGTGGTCCAACAGCCGTTAAGTCTGTAATGTCCTGGCCAATACGTTGCCCAGCACCCTGCGCACGCTGCAACAGCATCTGAGTGACTTCGTCCTGCGATCCTGATGGGATGGCCATAGCACCACGCGCAAGGCGTCGCACAGACTCACCGCCAATGTCTGCCAATGTCTCGTCACGCTGGCCGAGTCTGCCAACTGTCATGGCTTGCTGATTGGCCAACTGTTGCGGAGTCATCCCCGAACGGTTAATGGCACGAGCAATAAGTTCTTGCGCCTTCTCTGTTGCCGTGATTGGATTTGATCCTGCCAACTCGTTGGCCTTGCGGACTACACTTCCACCTCCAGCAGTCACTACTGGGGCAACAGCACCAAGGACGGCTCCAGTACCTGTACCAATCAATGCTCCAGTTGCACGAGTACCCATGTCACCCTTGGCAGCGCCAAAACCACTTAAGCCACCTGATACCGCTCCGTAGCCTGAACCTTTAAGTACTTGTTTACCCAACTGGGTGGCTGCGCTTGATGCCAACTTGCCAACGCGTGCTGTTTGTGCAACAGCAGCCGGAGCCGTAGCACCACCACTTCCAGCCGTCATAAGGTACGTTGCGGCCATTGGCAAAATTGCGCCAGCAAGTTCAGACGCAACTGCCGTCTTTGGGTTCTGCTGAGAGTACTCTTCAAGCCCAGCACGGACACGAGCCAACTGCTGGTCATACGCTGACTGTGGCTTTTGTCCTTTGACAATTCCACTCATAGTCTGCTGCGCATCAAACGCGCTCATTCCTGACTGCATCAACGCACGTAAACCAGCCTCAATCTCATCAGAAGTGTTAAACGACAGGCCTTGAAGTAATGGGCCAAGGAAGGATGACTTAATTGGTGCAGCGCCCAACTTACTTGCGCTTTGGACTGACGCCTCAAATTTTGTAGGTGTAAATCCTTCGCTCTTTAAGTAGGACTCAACAGCAAAATCAGTCTGACCTTTTTCTTTAAGGCGTCGGACATTCTCTTGAATGCGTTGAATGTTGGTTTGATTGTCTGCCATGATGATCCTTAATTATTCGCTGGAACCAAATCAAATTGATCGTACCAATCTTTTCTGCGTTTTGGCAAAGGTGTATTTGCTGTCTCAGCAACTCGCTGCTCTGTTGTTTTAATTCTGCTGAATGGGTCAAATACAACTTGTTCAGGGTTTAACTTTGAACGCTTTGCAATATCCGAATACCGCTGAACAACATCTCCAGCGACTTGACGCTGAGACTCAATGATATTGCGAGCCTGACTCAAAAAGTCAAGCCGAGTATTTTCACCAAGACGCTCACCACTTATAGCCCTGTTGTACATATTGCGAACTGAATCCGGAACGCTACCTGCATTTTGTGCAGTAGCAAATTCACCCTCACGCACAACAGAACCAGGGTCAAGAACCTTCATAAACCCATAGACGAGTGCAATGTCACCCGCTGGTGAAGAATTCTTTGCAGCAGTCTCAATTTTTTGGTATGCCTGACTTAATTCAACAAACGGCTTAACTTGAGTCGTAAACTCTTTACGCAGATCGCCCTCATTTGAAAATGCCTTACCAGCAGCGCCAGTACCAGGTATCAAAGGAGTAAGCCCAGGCATATTTCCGACGCCAGGCGCAGCGGCTGGTGTTGCGGCTGCTTGCGTTCTGCGTGGTGTATATCCAGCAGGAGCGCCAGCAACTTGCGGCTGCACTGTTGGCTGTGCTGATGGTGCGCGTGGCGCTCCACCACCGCCACCACCAACTTGATAGTAACCACCGTCAGCGCTACCAATCACACTTGGTGCAAGTGTTTTAGAGATGCGCTCAATTTCTTTATTTGTAGTCTTGTCACGGACGCTGATGTAACCACCAGCATCTTGGTAGTTGTATTCAGGATTGCGTTGGACATCAAGCAACTTCATACCGCCTGACTTGTTCAATACAAAAGAGATCGGAGTGCCAGCCGCACTCAAACCATATTGTGGTGTTGTGCTGAATTCTTCTGTTGGTTTAAGTTGCATTGCCAAGTCTTGGTATGCCTTTGCCTTTACGGGATCACGGCTATAAACCCTTGACATATCCATATATTTTTCATACTGCAAGTCATTTGCAGACATTGGAGATGCAGCAGCACCAGCAGTAGGAATCTGACCAATCATGTCGGCACGAGCCTGAGTTGGACCCGCTTGCATATTTGGAAGCAGTAGTGCCTGTTCAGGCGTAATTGCAACACCTGCAGTTGGCATACTTGATCCAGTCCTTGCTTGAATCTTTGCAATTTGGTCCTCTATCTCCTTTGCGCGTTTTAACTCGTCCAACTTTTGTTTTGTCATGATGTTGGAGATAGCACCCTGCTGCGCTTGCTGATAACCAGTCTGCCCAGCACCGTAAGCCTCACCCAAAGCCTGGCCAATGCCGACTGGGACTGCGCTTGGACCTGATGACTTGAGCAGGGACGCGGCCAACGCCATGATCCCCTGCTGGTTCATGCGTGAGCGCTGTTCGGGGGTGAGGTACTCCTCAAGTCCCATGTCGCTACCGCCAAACATATTGGAGCCAAGAAGACCACCGAAATCAAATGCTGCCATGATTCACCTCAACCTAAAAGACCAAGAAGACCGCCGATGGCAGCACCAGGCGCACCAAAGATTTGGCTACCAGCCAACGCGCCACCCAACGCGCCTGATGCCACATTGCGAGAGTAAGGCGTAGTGGTTGACATACCGAGGTTTGGAACGCCACCGCTAAGTGCGGCTGAAGTAATTCCTAACTTCTCTGTTCCGATGTTGCGCAAAGCATCCATCTGCTGCTGCAACAGAGCCTGACGCGCGCCACCCAAAGCCATAACGTTCTGACCGCCTTGGATGTTCTGTCCTCTAGCGTACTGAGCCAAGTTCGCAGCCTGACCATAATTTTGAGAACGCATATTCGCTGACAGGTCAGCGGCTTGCTTTAGAGCGGCAGCGTTAGTGAGAGCGGCCTGTACGCCTTGACGTGAACCACCAAACGCCTTCGCGCCTGTGGCTGCCTGACGATCCCTGAGATCGGCCATCTGACGGCTTGTCTCGACATCACCCAGGCTGCGATTGATTACATCCTCCTGGTACGGGTTCATGAAGGCGTTAATGTCCTGCCCAGTGAACGGAGTCAGGGACTGGTTAACGACCTGCTCCTCACCCGCCATGTACATCGGATTGAAGTCAGCAAACTCACGCACTGGGAGTGCGCCGGCGACTGACTTAGACTGATTCAAGTTCTCAAGGTACGCCGCCTTTAACTGCGGATCGATGGCTTGAGTTGATGTTGTGGAACCGCCTTTTGACATTTTGTATCTCCTTAACCTTCGAGTAAACCGCGAAGTTTGCCCTTTGAAATCTTGCCTGCGTTGATGGCATTCATCAACTCAATACCGTACTTGCCGACGGACTTTGCGTTGACGACAAACTCACCGCTCTTCAGTCCAGCGTAGCCGTCATCAGGACCCATTGGGTTTGGACCGTGCAAACGATCCTTTGTGACTTTGCCGCCTTTGTAGAAGCCGCTATCACCACGCCCGAAACTTCTTCCGGTATCACCGCTACCGCTGTAATCTCCACCACCACTGTAATCTCCACCACCGTCGCGGGTAGGAGCGCCACCGTATCCAGGTCCTTGATTTAAGCCACCTGAAATCATTCCGCTTGGAGATACAGTCGATCCGTTATATCCACTTGAACTTCCTGCGTTCATTGCGTCACGCATTGCACTAAGGTCGCCGGCTTGGAACCCTCCAAGAGAACCACTTCCATAAGTCTCACCAACTCCTGCGCTGTATGTTGGATTGCGCATGGCGTTTAAGTTTGCCACAGCAGTTTCACTGATACGACCACTAGGCCCACTTTCGTAGCCTGGTCCACTGTTAAGCCAGCCACCAATAGTTCGACCAATTTCAGCACCAAAACTAGTGTCTGATGTGTCTCGTGGGTCTTGGAACCCTTTGTATGCATCAGACAATGATGTGATAAGACCCAATGGGTTTAACAAATTAGCAATAGGATTTAAGTCGTTTTGAATACGAGCATAACGAGTAGTACCTACTGGGTCGCCGTTCTCAATGTCCCGCGCATCTTCTGCGTCCATGAATGCATTGATTCGCGCCTTCTCTGCTGGATCAACTTCTTGACGTCCACCACCACGATTGGGATTTACCAATTGCTGTTGACGCATCAGTTCTTCGTAATAACTTGATGGTGCAGCCGACACAGAGGCTGGAGCGGACACATTAAAACCGCCGGTGTACGACTGTGGGTTAATGTCACGCTTTTGGCGCATCAACTCCATGATCTGCGCATATTTGTTGCTGTCAGCAACTGGACTGATTGTTTGACCGCCACCTAGACTCATGATAATTCCTTGCTCAAAATGAACCACCTTGGTTCGTAACCCTCATCTTTTAAGAACGTCTTCTGCCAACCCTGACGGCCAGCAAGAGATACTCGCGTGCAACCCAACTGCTTGCCCCAAGACTCGATGTATGGTCGCATCATCTTGAGTTCATCTAGGTCGCCGCCAGCAAGGAAGAAGTGCAAGTCCTTGATTCGCGGGTAGACAATGATCTCAGTAATCACTGCGGATTTAGTGCCAGGCCAAAACTGAAACCTGTTACTGGCCACACCCTCCGCAATGTCCTCAATAGTGTGTGTCCCTCCCGAGTATTCTAAAGCCGCTTCGATGTGTTTGCGCAGCGACCAAAACTCATCCATCATCGTTTACCTGCGGTTGTCGTCTCCAACCGCATCACCCCGACGCGCCAGTCGTCCAGCACATCTCCCGTGACCTTCATCTTGACAGACCGTCCTGAGAACCTGGCGTCGGTAGGAGCGTTGGCAGAGAACGGTCCGTAGGTGGACTCTGCCGAGGTCGGGTACATCCTTGCCGTGAAGGAGATCGCCACCTCGCCAAGCGTCTGCTCGTCGGGGATAATTGACTTAACAGTCATAACCTTGTCGCCTGTGCCAATCTCAATCGGACCTGACTGCGCGTAGGGGTTGACTGAATCGTAGGTGAAGCCCACCTCATGCTCGTAAATGTAGGAGTCGGCGCTGACCATCAATGGGTTCTTGAATACACCCCTGTCAGTGCCAGCCGTGCGTGACATTAAACCAATAGCCCAGTGACCCTCACGGTAGTTGTAGGTCACGTAGGAATCATTCTCATTGGAAGAACTTGACGGGTAGAACCAGGTGATCTCGCCAAACATGCTGTTGTGGACTGCGTAGACCTTTGACGCCTGGTTGTAGTTGATGTTGTTGAAGACATAGTCAGAGACGTCGCAGTTCATTGGCTTGACATAGCCGTCGTACTGCCAAAAGCCCGACTTTGACATCCACATTGCGGCAGTGTCGATAGCCGCAATGGACTGGGAAGAGATGACCCCGCAGCCCGATCCAGCCTTTTCAAACGAGTAGATGTAGGGCAAGCCGATGTAGTTCGCCGTGTGGACATCAACGTCAGTAAACAATAAGTTTATTCCGCGCACTCGCTTGCCAGCCTTGAGCGCGCCAACTGTGGCCAGTTCAAAGTCTCCAGCCTGATTAGTTGATGCGGCAGTCCATTGCGTGTTGTCTTCTTGGTCACACCAAGATACTTTGCGTCCATTTCCACCGGCTCCCAGTGCAAAGATGATTCGCTCTGATGTCACCAACAGGGCGGCGCAACTTGTTGGCGCGTTGGTGATTGCGGCCGCAACAGTCGGCGTTGAAAAGCCCAACTGCCACTCGTAAAGTTTCCCGTCGAAATCGCTGCACGCTACAAGATACTCACCCCACGTATCAAGACTCCATGTCGTTGCTGGAATTACAGAACCAATGTCAGGACGGGCAACTCCATAGGAAGATGAACCATAAGTGTTGTAGCCGTAACCAGTGCCGCTGGCTGCGTCAGCACGGCCAGTAGTGAATCCTGTTGGGGTGATGTCTTTAATAACTGAGTCTTGACTCATTACATAAAGTTTTGACTGCGTACCTGCCGCAACGTATCTATCACCGCCATTTGTTCTCCAGGCCAGCAAACCGCGGCACAATCCGCTAAGTTGGGTGGTTGACTTCTTACGCCAGCCACCGATAGGGCGCAGCGTGTTCTCAAACCAGCGCACTAGGTTTGAGTCGTACCAGCGTCCCGCAGCCTGGTACTCAGTACCATTACGGTAGACGCCTGGGGGGATTTTGAGTGGTATGAGTGCCATGACGAGATTATGCTGTTTCTGTGGACAAATTGGAGACGAACGACATGGTGGCAATCACCGAAGGGATAGCCGGTCTAGTCGGGGAAGTTCCTGCCGCAAAGGTTTCAATGGTCACCGCAACATCGCTTGTCCTCCAAACGATTTGCATATAGTCATTGGCGGCTAAATTTTGAAAGAAATTAAGGGCAACAATGACGTGGGATGGGTCACCGGAAGACTTTCTTGCTGAAATACCAAACCTGCTGTTGGATTTTGCAATGTCCGTCCCGTTCTTTCTGAACCAAAAGTCAACGTCAGCAGAACTGTTTGTGGTGTTCTTGACTTGGATGCTGAACTGAAGGTTATAGATTCCTGGCTGGGACACGTTAAGTCTTGACGAGTTTGACAATGTCACCCCGTTGCTGAAGTCTGTAGTGTCAAACGTAACTGGGTAGGCTGTGGTGGTGTTGGCAGCAACTTGGTTTGTACCGTCCTGGAACGCTCCGTATGGCACGTTGATGTACTTCCCTCCCCTTGGCCCGAACAGCGCAGCAATGATGCCTGTGACGCGCTGAAAGTAGTTACCTAAGTTGGACAGGGTTTGGCTGAAGTATCTTTGCTCGTAATCAGGACCAGGCGTACCCGTGTTGGGTATTGCCGGCGTCGTGATCTGACTGCTGTAGTTTGTTGCCATTACGCAAACTGACGTGTGCCAGCCTTGTCAATAATCAGCGCAGACTTACGCGGTGTGGCCATGACGGTGTTGGGGATGCTGATATGCGTCCAGCGATCAAACTCACGGATCACTTGGTCGTAGCCAATGTCAGAGGCGATGATGTAGCGCACCACCTCGTCGGGTGTCATGCCTGGGACTCGGATGTCAGCCGCGCACCCGCGACGGTGCTGGCTGGTGTCTTTGCTGCCCACTGCGTCGTTGACGGCCTTGCTGCGAAAGGCAGAGTTCACCATGATGGGTTTACCACCTAGTGTGTATTTGACCTGCTCCAGCACCAGCGCCAAACGGGTTAGGTTGGCGATCTCATCGGAGTTGGGTGTGTTGTCCAACTCGCGGTGATCGGTGTGTGTCAGTTCCTCTAGGGTGAAGTTGTTGGTCAGGTTCATTTCTTAGCCCTCATCTCCATAATGTTCTCAAGGGTTTTGCCGCCGAAGTAGGCTGACATGATGAGCATGCCCCACTGCCCAAGAAGTTGGACATAGGACTCTTTAGCGTCGTAACCAAAAGCAGACATAAGCGCAAAAAGAAAATACCCAACAAAGATAGCAACAAGGCTAAGAGGACGGATATTTTTAGCAAGCCAACTATCAGTATTTGCATCCGCAGTCCAGCGCTCTGTGACATTGTTTTGCTCCGTCTTGTAGATTTCAGTCTCGTTGGCCATCTTTGCCAGTTCACCGCTTTGCGCAAGTGTGGCCAACTCAAGTTGGGCTTTTGCCTTTGCCTCGGGGTCAGGGATCAGTTTATCGATTAACTTACCGCCAACTGCCAATAGTCCTGTAATGTCAAACATCATTTTCCTTTCAGTTCAATAATTCCCCAACCCACCAACGCAAAGATGGCCGCAGCCACCAGTATGCATAAGCCCATCGTGATGGCCTCGTCGATCTCTTCCTTGCGATTCTTGGCCGCGTTAGCGTCAAGTATCTCCTGCGTCTTGCGCTTCTGCACAATCGAATTGCGCTCCTGCACAATCTGCTGCCACAACGCTGACTGACCCTGATTGATAAAGTGCCACTTCAGTTCCTCCTCGGCCTTGTTCAGTTCATGCAGTTGCATGACGGTGGACATGGCCTGGCTGGTGGCTGAACTGTATTTCTTCTTTGGGTCTTTTACCGCTTCCTTTGCAACAACGTCTTTGGCGTCGAAGAACTTCATCACGTCACCCGTGATGCCTTGGATGTCCTTGCCCATCTTGATGGCAGCCTGGATGCCTTTGATAGCACCCTGCGCCAATGCGAATGCGCTAATGGGGTCGATCACTTTTAGTCTCCAGTACCCACCGACAGACTCTACCGTCCTTATCTAGAAACTCGTTCGCTCCGTATTTCTCACTGGGCAGCACGACTCGGCACACCAACACGATTCTTGTCTCAGTGTTGGGCCATTGAATCTGTGCGGAGGCAATTGCATCAATCACTTGAAACCGTGGTTCTTTGCAAAGTCAAATATAAGGTAGGCCAGGGCGACAAGCGCAGCCCACACCAAACCTCCCAGTGTCTTCTCAATCACAGCCTGGCGCAGTTTGATTGACTGCTCCTGCTTGTGTATGGCCAACTTAACCCAACGCACCTCATCGTCAGACAGGTTGGACGATGCTTTGATTGCTGCCGTGATGTCAGCAATGAATTGGGCGCGTTCTGATTGATCCATATTTACACCGTAGTTGCAGTTTTTTCTTTAGCAATTTCTTTGACTAAAGCCGTTTTGTACATTTCATAACGCTCATTGAAAGTAGATGGCATTGTTATTTTTGCCCTAACAAGCACTTTTTTACGTTCCTCTATGACGTTTTTAAGCGCATCATCACATTTTATAAAAGCGGGTTCACGCCATTTTTGGTCTTGTGTTGATACAGGTTTAGGGTCTGTAAATTCTTTTAATCCTGCTGTATTTGCACAAACCCCATTGTTGTACTTAATACAGGTAGGGCATATAACGTCATGCACCCGCATATCCAACGCCCATTTACCAGCCTTTTTACGAATGCCATGAAACCACAATGTCCAAGTGTTTGGGGTCATTTGCCTGAATCTATGGCTTGTTTTCCAACTTCTTAAAACTATGGCTGGGGCAGTTATTTCTTTAGCGGTTTCTTTGTAATTTTCTTCTTCAACGTAGCCGCCTTTGATAACTATGCTTATGGTGTTCCATGGATGCGTATGTGCAACTTCGTTATCAATCCATTGTTTATTTTCCGCACCGACAAAATTATGTACAAATAAATTTGGCAGGTACTTGTCTTTCCAAGTTTTGGCAGTGTTGTTTTCTACAAAAAAAACGTAGTACCGATATATGAAAATTTCTCCATATACATCAACAAAAGCATATTTGCGGCCCAATTTCCGCATAACGTAATCAAATACAGTAAACAGCATTACTTTTTCTTGGAAAAAATAATTAACGAGGAATCAGTAGTTGCAGTGATAACTGTATTTTCTGACGCTATTTCCAAAGGCGTAGGAGCAACACCAAGATTAGTTTGCCCTGATGCAATTAAAATTAACTGGCCCACAGAAGTTGCATAGGTTTTACCAGCCTCTAATGGTACAAATTCCAAGTCGGGTGCGCTATTGTCGTTTAGCAAATAGTCTAAACACCAAAACTCAGTTTCCCCAACTGCCTTAAAAACGTAACTGCCTTTTTTGTAAGTATGCCCAGCAAAAGCAACTTTGTTTGAAAATCTGCCTCTTTGCTGTATAAAAAAGTCATCGTTAAAATTTTCAGGGAAAGAAGTTATAACTCTTTCACCTTTAGTCCAAAAAAGCCAATTAGCAGAGACATCCATAGGCGTATCTTTTTTCCAAATGGCTGACATTTCTTCGCCATTAGCAAGGACATTTTTACTGATAGTCCAACCAAAAATGACGTACTTTACAGCGTTCATACAGTAATCTGACCAAGAACAAACGCTTGAGGTGTAGCAGTAGCAATACTTACAGGCGTTTCGACACCAACTAAAGAAGTCACCGCAGACAAAGATGTATCCACATTAGGATTAAGTACATCTTCTTGTGTTTTTAGCCATTCAACTGGTGCTCTTGCGTTAATGAAATCATTCAATGCTGACCCTGTTGGGGCTGGCACAGGCAAGTCAATAGAGTAGTCCGTTCGGCATCTGCGAATAGCACCATCAAGAACGTCAGTTGCAAGCATTTCCTCTGTGATGATGTCTGTGTAATATCTAACAACAATTGAATGTTCGTTAGTGTTTACTTCTACAATTTTGTATTTAATCATGATGCTGTTCCATTCCTTGTTCCGTTTGCTATCCATGTTACGTTTGAGTTACCCGAAATATACGCTCCAATAGTTCCAGCAGAGCCAGTTGAACCTGAAGAGCCAGCAGCACCACCAGCGCCGCCTCCTCCTGGGCTTCCGTTTGAGTTTCCAGCAGCACCGCCGGAGCCGGAAGCGCCTGATGCTCCACCTGATCCACCTACGCCGCCGCCATAACCACCGCCGGATCCACCAAAAGGTCCTCCTCCAGCAACGCTATAACCTGCTCCTCCGGAACCTCCGCTAGTAAAGTCCTTACCTAATATTCCACGCGCTCCAGCACCACCACCACCGCCTGAACGAGTACCAGCAGAACCACCTGCGCCACCTGAACCAGCAGTTCCACCTGAAATAGTGTTTATGTTGTTAATGGAAACAGCGACAGATGCAAGTATTGCAAGTCCACCAGTTCCACCAGCACCACCAGTTCCACCATTTCCAGCGGCTCCACCAGCACTTCCTGAAGCCCCTGGACTTCCTGTACTTCCAGCGCCACCAGCGCCAGCAGCACCATGAGTACCTGTAGACCCTGTAGACCCTGTTGCCCCAGTGTATCCCTGGATTGTTCCGCTATTGACTAGCGTTACTCCTGATGGGAATGATCCATCAATTGTTAAGGCTGTGCCTGAACCAGTTCCGCTGATTGTGTTACCCGAAGGGATTGTTGCAATTACTTTTCCAAAACCAGTCCATCCAGCCGCTAATGCTTGCGTCCGCAGATTTAAGTTCGACCCAGTAGTAAGGTTGAAATTAAAGTCGGGTATGCCACCACCCGCCAGCAGGAAGTTTTTAGCAGCAAACATTATGGTGTGTATCCTTGTGCAGCCGATCCGTACCAGTTTGTACCGTCAGCGATGAAGGTAAGAATGTCCATCTTTCCAGCAGTTGCTGTAATTGTTGGAGCGCCGGCTGTGCCCCACTTTACCGAGGTAAATGTCGCTGTACCGTTCCCAGTAGATGCTGCCTGTTTAAGTAGCAACACAAAAGATTTTCCAGCCGTTGCGGTAGGCATCGTGAATGTGCAAGCAGTTGATGCTGTCAGCGTCGCTGTCTGCACCGTGCCGTTGGTCAATGCCAGTGTTGATGCGCTGGTGACAGTTCCAATTGCAACAACGGCTTCTGTGTAGTTGCTGACCTTTAGAACTTTACCAGCGCCTACATTTAATCCAACTGATGTTCCTGTACCGTCACCAGTAAAGACTGCATCAACGGAGTCCAAGTCAGTATTGATCTTGGTTCCCCATGTATCTGTACTTGCCCCAACTTCGGGCTTGGTAAGCAATAGGTTCGTCGTTGTTGTATCAGCCATTTTTCACCTCTTATGCGGCCTCTTGCCACGTTGTCGAATTATCTTCCACAGCAGTCCAAGTCTCCGATGTATCTGCGACTGCTCCCCATCCAAAACCAAATACGGTTCCAACTGAACCATTAAGTTGTGTGCCAATTATCGCAACAGATATGCCGTTTGTGGCAGTGCCAACTGATCCAGTTCCATCAACACCAGTCACATCCTGGAAAGATATAACTTCAGCGCTCAAAGTTCCAACAGAACCTGTTGCGTTGTTACCTGTAGCAATTGGTGCTATTAAGATTGTCCCAATAGAAAAAGTGGCATCATTGCCGGCTATGGCAATTGAAATTGACAGGGACGCAGTACCTACATTACCAGTGCCAACAGTCCCATCTTCTTGGACTGATCTGCTGGCCAGCAATGTTCCAACATTGGCTGTTGAGGAGTTTCCGGAAAGTCTTTCACTTGGCTCTCCGTAGCCCCAACGCCCATATCCGTATCTACTACTACCGTAAGCAGCCATGCCGCTGCTCCTGCGTTAAGCCAAACGAATCAGGCCGGTGCTTGCGTCGTTTGTTGGCATTGTCAGAGTGAACGTGCCAGCCGTGACGGTTTGCGATCCGAAGGTGTGTACGCTGACGGCTTTGTTTGACTGGCTGCTGTTGTAGATCAAAACACAATCAAAAGCCGTAGACAGAGTTACAGATGAGTAACTAATGCTTGCGCTTGGAGTCACAAATGCGGTAGTTCCGCTTGTGCTTGGTGCAGTTCCAAAAGTAACAGCAACACCTCCAGCGGAGTAATTAGTACCTGTCACCTCGCCGGTAGATGAATATGCTGTTGTTGATGCATTTACAGTGGCAGATGCCAAGTACAAAGCAGCCTTAAAACTATCAGCGGCAGTTGATGCTCGGACAACACCAGTACCAAAGTTGTGATGTCCAACCAACAACTCGCCCTTAAAAGAAGTACACATTGCCTGAGTGTTTGCCATGATGGTTCCTATATTGTTTGGCTGATTCCGTCAGCCAGTACATTGCGTTTCAAAGTCATATCGACGGAACGGTGAACAAGTTCATTGTTCTGCCAGTACTCGACCCACCGAGTTGTCTCGTTCTCAGTATCAATTATCCCCTCTTTTTTCTCAAGCAGGGAGTCATCAATTTGTCCTTTGGTTGTCGTGATTAACATTTCTACCCCAGTGTTCTTACTCGTGCAGTCAAAGAACCGCCCGATGTTGTGCTTCTGTCGTCTGCAAGTTGCAGTTGCTCTATCCCTGCAAGGTACAAAGAAGACCAAACTGCAATACGCGCATCATCCTGTAGGTAAGGCGCTGCCTGTAGGAGTGAACCATACAGATAGATGTCAGGCGATGAAGTCAGAAGCCAATTTGACGCTACTGAACTTGACAACTTAGACAACTTTGCGTAGTAAGTAAGTTCTCCGGTGTACGTTGCATCAGGGGTTGGAACAACGCGAAGTTGATTCCCTACAACGCTGAAATAAGTTGGCTTTCCTGCCGCGTTTGTACGTGATGCCAATATATCCAATGAGTCAATTGTCTCAAACTGCATCGGAGTCACTGGGTTTGTATTTAACTTGAAAGACCTTGCCTCAAGAAAATTGTCAGGGACTGCGCTGTACTCGCTATTGATGTACGCATCTGCACGAAGCAACATCTGCCGCGTGCGCAGATTACGCTCAATCTGTGCCTCTGCCAGCGAGATGAAGTCAGGGATTGTGGCCGTCAGGTCTGCACGGACAAGCCAATCTGCAATAGATGCCTTGAGTTCTGTGTATGTCGTGAGAGCCATTAGGTAGCCTTTTCCTTTTCCTCAAGGTCGCGCATGACCCATGTGTGATCGTGCTTGAATTCAAACGTACCGATGTGGCCAATCTCTTTGGACACGTCGTGGTCAATCCATATCTTAAACCCTGCGGCCTGTGCCTTGCGGCAGAAGAAAATGTCTTCACCGATGTAGCCACGCTTATCGGTGCGCCAGGGAGTCTCAAACCAAGGCTCTGTCAACGCCTCAAATACTTTGCGCTTGATTAGCATCACGCCCATCCCGATGCTTCCAACTTCCTCAACGCCAGTGGATTCGGGCATCGTGTAGACCAACTCGCGCTCTCCGTCAGGACCGTATTTCTGAGCAGTTGGTCCTGTAGGCATCCTGCGACGTGCGCAGTTGGTGGCCACGATGTCAAGGTCATGCTTGAGCAGCCGCTCGATCATGTCCTGCGGGAATGTCATGTCGGAGTCAACAAACAAGACGTGGGTGCAGTTCTCCCGCATCGCGTCAAGGCATAGGTCTGCGCGCTGGTTTTGAATCAGCGTACCCTGCATGATCTTCAGAGCGATAGCGTCTGTGGTGTTTAGCGTGTGGTACGCCACCATGTTGACCATGCAATAGGTGTAGTTTGCGTGAACCATGTCACGCGCTGGGGTGCAGACTGCAATGTAATTCATACTTGTCCTGGGCGAGTTCTAAAGTAGCGGTTTTCGGGGTCGTTCAACCAGCGCTTCATATACGCTGGATCGTCCAACTTTCCCTGTGCCTTGAGGTCAAAGTAGATGCTCAAAGGGATGCTTGCGACCTTGTTCCACTCGCCATATTTGGAGTGCTTCTCTTGCAGGTTGAAGTCCTGCTTGTTCTCTTCAATGATCGCAGTGATGTCCTGCTTAGTCTCAATGGTCGCCTCGTCGGTTTCCGTGTTGTAGTGCCATGTGCGATTGATGCCCAAGGCATCATTGCGATCAAAATGTTTGGATTCAATCATGTAAAAAAGAGCCAGGTTTCCCTGGCCCTTTCCTTTTACTTTAAGAAGTAATCAAGTCAGCGGCGATGCCATGAGCATCTTCCGCCAACACCTTGTGACCCCACTCGACGATCAACATACGCTTCTCAGCGTCGCCGGTCTTAGCCAACTCAACTTGTTGGTAAGGACGGAGAACGGTCATCTTTGCGTAATCAGGATCGATCACGAAAGCGTCACGCTCACGTTGGAAGCGGTTAGGAACCACTTGCACGTTACCGAAGTCGCTGACATAGATGTCTGCTGCGCCAACAATGGTGGCAGGACGAGCGCCGCCATCAATGTTGAAGCGAGAAGATGCAATGCCGGAGAAGCCGGATACGCGCTGCTTGTTGACAGGACCAGTCATCAAGATTTTTGGAGTGCCGCCCGAAGTCCATACTTTTTGGATGACATTCTTCAAAATTGTCTCAGTGAAGGTACGAACGTTGCCATCAGTACGAGCGCTGCTTGGCAGGGTTGTGTACGATGGGTTAGCACCGTTAGTCTGCATATCAACGTTGGTCTTCAAGAACGCTTGCAAAGAAGCAGTCGCACGAGCAGTAGTTGTGTTACCAGCGGCAGCAACTGCGCTGTTCAACATGCTGAACTCTTGGTCACGCTTCAACTCAGAGCCGCGCTTGGCGATCTGATAAGCCAACTCAGAGCGACGGCCAGCCTTGTTGACTGTCTCTTCAGTTGCGGACAACACGATAGTCTTGCGAGAGATTTGCGCGTAGTTTTGCAAACGAACAGTGGCAGTCACTGAGTCGAACGATGTAACGTCATCACCCTCTAACTGTGCGTTAGCAGCAGCAGCGGCGAGTACGTCGGTTTGCCATTCGTACAGGCTGTTAGAAACATTCTCACGTCCAATGTTGGACATGTAAGGTGTCTCTTCAGGAGAGATGTTGGTGATTACATTGGAAAGGTCTTCACGGATACCCTTGGCAGAGTAGGTGGTGAAGGTATTAGCAACAATAGCCATTTAAGTGCCTCATTTCAATAAAAGTTCAATTGCGGATGCCGCGTCTTGGACGCGACCAGTTTTTGCAAGACGCTTTTGTGCGAGAGTATTTCCAGTTGACTGAGAGACGCGACCTGCTGCACCAGGCTTGGCAGGGCGAGGACCGTTGTTGACTACCGGTTTGATGTTGCCTCTCTTGGCCATCATCTGCTCGTACAGGGCTGCTTTACGCAGTACTGATACGACTCGGTGGTCGAATATGTTCTTCAGTTCATCAGGTGCAAATCCAGCCTTTTGGCCAAACTCGATCAGCATGGACTTCTCGGCTTTTGCCTTCTCAGGATCGCTCCATTGAGGCAATGCCTTCAGCAACTGCTCTTGCTCGTGAGCGAGAAACTGTTGCATCGTCTGTGCTTGCTCCTGCTGTGAAATCTGATTAAGCCGTTGCTGTTCGGATTGAATAGCACGTGCCTTCTCTTGGTTTTCACGCATCACCTCTTTCTGCCGCACCCATTCGATGGGGTCCTCTTGGTAGAGGCGGTCCCAGTCGATCTGTGGCTCGGCTGCTTGCTGAACTTGAACTTGCAACGCTCCAAGTAACTGTGCGTACTGACTACGCTCGGCACGGATTGCTTCAGCCTCTTGCTCGACTTGCTTTCGCACTTCGGCAATTTGCTGGGTCTTCCGTGTGTAGTCCTGGGTTCGTGAGTAACCTTTTTGGAGTTCATCCAAAGTCACAGAGACTTCTTGTCCGTCAACTTTGACGGTGAAGGTCTGAGGCTGGTCTTCCTCCTCGGATTCATCACTTTCTTCAGACTGTTCATCGTTCGTGTCATCATCGGATGCGTCTGCACTCTCCGATAACTCTTCGTCCAATGCCGCTGAGTCGGATTGCTCCTCCTCTACTTGCGCCTCGTCAATTGACTGTTCTCCCTCATCGGGCAGTATTGAAGAGATTGCACTCACCGCTTCGGTGATACTCATAGGCCCTGCTTGGACACTTCCTTGTGGGGTTGGTGTTGACATGGGTTCTTTCTAAATTACTTGCTGACACGCTCAATGGCACGCTGTGCCACCTTCGCGTTGTCCATCATTTTCGATAATTCTATTTTCAGGTTCTCAATTGCCTTGAGCATTGACCAGGCGATCTCTCGCTTGGCAGCCTCCTCCGGCTTAGTAGACCTAAAAACCCAAACCTGATCTGCCTCCATCTTGTTGATGGCAGTGTTGAAGGACTCGTCCTCCAAAAACTGCTTGGCCTTCAAGCCCTTGCGAACTATTTCTTCATCACTCATTTACGCCATTCCTGTAGGGTTGATGGGCGCAGCCATTGGTTGCATCGCCTGATTAACGATGGTCGCCTGTTGCTGCAATACTTCTCGATCCATGTCCTGCGCAGCCTTAATCTCCGCAGTACTGATCTGTGTGTTGTACTTTAACTCAAGTTCGTATTTCTTTAGTAGTCCATCTTGGGCTAATTGGTCACGACGGAAGTCGTCGTCACGAATCATCTGATCGCGCTTGAGTTCCAACTCGGCGGCTTTCTTCTGAATGTCGGCCTCAATAGACTTAGCCTGGACCTGCGCCAGCACCTCTTCAGGGGTTGGTTTTGGTGCTGGTGGGGCTGGCGGCTGGTAGTCGGCTGGGATGGCGTTGAAGTACTGGCTGGTGTCGGCAAAGCCGGACATTTCCACGATCTTGCGCAATGTGTAGGCGTACTGGGACGGGGTCACCAGCGGGTTCTGTGGTCCGAGTTGGGTGAGTGCCTCCTGCTGCTTTCCTGAGATCATCATCAGGGCTTGCATACGCTCGTTTAGGTCGCCGTTGCCAAGGCCGATGTTGATGTTCACGTCCATGTTGGAGTTCCACGCGCGGGGGTCGATCTCTACAAACTCGTTGCGCAGACGGATCATGCGGGGCTTGTCCTGGTGCGTGGTCATCAAGAACAGGATTCCCTTGAAGAGTTTCTTCATGCCCTCGGCCATCAGGCGCGCAGTAAGTTCAATGCGACCTTGGCTTGCGCTGATGGTGGCGTTGACTGCCGCCTTGGTGCTGGACTGCAACGCGTCAGCGTTTAGACCCATCGCGGCCTTGCTCATTCCGGTGCGGTCTTCCTTGATGGAGTCGATGTAGTCGAGCATCGGGAAGGCTGCCTGGCCAACAAACGGGGTGGAGAACGGCTGAACCATGCCAGGCGCACGCATACGGATGACGGCTCCAGTCTCGTTGTTCAGCACGTCATCCATGTTGACCTGGCCCTCGACCACCGCAGTGCGGGGGTGGATAGCCTGCGCCAACGAGTCAAGGGTGTTGCGCAGAATCTCGGACTTGATCTCTTGGATGTCGTGCGTGATGTCAAAAATGGACATCGCCTCAAGTGGTGAGGTGTGTGGTTCGGGGTCGCAGGGGAAGTCCACAAACGGGATGTAAGACGCTGGTAAGTTTCGGACAACTTTGTATCCGGCTCCGATGCAGCAAATCTTGCGCAACTCAGGGATGCCGTCTCCGTCATAGTCAACGCGTGAGTACGCCTCAATGTACAAGACGCGGCGCTGCATTGGGTTGGCAGAGTCGCTGGTTCCAAAGGTGGTGGACAGGGGCTGGCGCGCCAGGTACTCCTCGTTGTTGTCCAGGTCGGTGGAACTGATGTTCTCCTCAATCTCGTCCTCGTCGTAGCCCATTGCGATCAACTCGGCTACTGTGGCCATCTTGCGGTGGGCGATGATTGCTGCGTCGTCAAACGAGCGAGCGCGGCGGTCAAGCAGCAACTCTTCGGGTGGCACGGCCATGACCTTGATACGGCCATCCTTTAGCACGCGCTTGATCTGCACGTCGTGCAGCATCGGCTGGGGAAGAAGCGGACCAAGCTGGCCAGTCACAGGATCAATGCTTTGAATTCCTGGAGACATTGGGTCAGGGTACGAGACGACGATCTTGACCTCGGCGGCCTCGCCTTCTAGCACTTGAAGGGTTTGGTCATCCAGTCCGCTGTACTCTTCGATTCGGACGCTTTCCACGTCTTCCCACCAGTACTTTGCGATTCCGCACTTGCGCACCAGCGCGTCTTTGAAGATCGCGTAGGTAGTCATGAAGCCGTTGTTGTCTTTGTTGAATACAAAGTTGGCGTAGTCGGTTGCTTGCTTGGAACCCTCCACGTCTTCAGGACCTTCGGGGGTGTACTCAACAACGTTCTCACTTCCAAAGAAGACACGCATCAGGCTGGGCAGCATCGCGCTGACGGTGTCGCGCACCTCCATCGCCACGACCTGGGAACGTCCCTCTTCCTCATTCCCGAAGGGATCGCCACGGTAGTACTCAGTCCCACGGGCGCGGGTTGGGGAAATATCGGTGTCGATATAACTGATCGCGTCGGTGATGTCCTGCGTGATGATGCTCTGCAACTCGTCATCGTCCATCGGCTCTTTGGCTGCGATGTCGGTGCTTGGGATGTCAATTGGGAGATCGTTCATGTTCATATCGGTACTTTCTTCAAGATCACGTACATGGAGTCAACGGCACGGGGCGTGCGCATCAGTTCCTCTTGGGGTAATTCTAGGCTAGCGCCGTACTTGCTGAGTCTGCACTCAAGGTGCGTCATTTGGAATTTGGTGTCCTTCCAGCCCAAGTACCACGACCACTCGCAGTAGTAGAGCCACGACTTCTCGTTGAAGGCGCGGACGTGCGTCGGGTCTTGCCAAGCGCCCAGGCTCAAGTCATACGGGACATGGATGTGCATCTCGCCACCCATCTCAAGCATATCCCTGCAATTCTTCATCGCAGTCACCAAGTCGGGCAGGTGTTCAAGGACGTCGTTGGCGATGATCTTGGAGAACTTACGGTCAGTGACTACCTTGCAGATGTCCATGACCCAGTCGGCGCCGACGTCGTCACGGATGTCTGCGTTGACGCAGCCCTCGCGCCGGTCTTTGCCGGAGCCAAGATTAAGAGTTAAACCAGTCTGCTGCATATTTCGGCCTGTTTTCAATGATCCACGGCTTGGCCTGGGCGACCAGTTTTTCTCCGTCAAGGCCAATAGTTTGTGAACCAATGTGGTGAACGTAGGATCGGGATAGGTAGTGCTGGAACCCAGCGGCGCGTAAGTCTTCACAGTGGACGTCATCGGAGTACCAGTTCAAGGGTGGGAACTTGAACGTGTTCCACGCCTCGTCGCTGATCCACCCGAATATCGG